CTGACACCAAGGCGCCTACGTTTAAACAATATTGGAATTTATGATTCTCTTATTAACCCGTAAGTTTCCACTTACTTTCTTAATAACTGATTTCTTTCGAAATCGCTCCAGCAAAGGAGCTGCTTTTTCCAAGTTATCAGATGTAGAGTTAATAAAATCTTCTGAAGATTTTACCTCCATCCCAATATTATCTTGTAATTGCGAATTTGTACACAATAAGTTAGGCTCTGTTGCTCTTAATGCAATAGATACTGGCTTAGCCTCGTATACAGTAGGAACTAAAAGTGCTCTTTGAGCCTTTAATTCTTGATCCGCAAGGTGAATAGCCTTGTGGAATTTCTGTAACGCGATAGTGTGCTTAGATGCAACTCCCCGAACCGTAAAATCTATACTATATAGATCAACGAACTCAGGAAGAGCAGATAAAGAAAAGGAACCTGGAGTGTTTAATTTATCAGGGTTGAATAAACCATAAAGATTAAAACTCGCAGAGAATGGTGCATTTCGCGCCTTCCAGATTTTGTAGCCGTAGAGCCACGGACCAGGAGAGACCAATACCATGGGTTTAAGCAACCATGATAGCATCTTATTCCTTGGGATAATTGGTATTTTATTGAAATTTTCCATAAAATATAGCCAATTTTCCTCAGGAATGCGCTGACTTTCATTAATTTGTTCTCTTAAATACGGACTATACATAGCCGCATTTAAGAAATCATCTTTAGAAAGTCCTAAAGCCTCTAGAGTCCAGATATTCAACCATTCGGTGATCATCAGGCCTTGCTTTAGTAGACCAGTCGGCGCCATAGATGCAAACATTAGCAGTTTATATAATTTTGTGTCTTTAATTCCCTTATTGGGTTTTATTGATCTAATTTTATATAAACCAGCTAATATTGCTTTAACACTGCTTGGATAAAGTGTAAATGACTTTTGAGCCATTTCCACAAACAACACCGGATACATAGTTACGTTCTTAACGATACCAAGTAATAACTTTATCCCAATGGGAGAAAGTTCACCAACGTGTGGATGAATCCAACGTTTTGCGAACTCAATTACACCAATATCAGAAATAACTGATTTTGATAAATTGATTTCCAGACCGAGGTCTTTCATTATTACAAGGTAAGCATCAGCTACTGCTTTATTTGCGATTATTACATCGTCACCTAAAACAGCATAGTCTTTAAACCATATAGTGTGTCCCACCCGATAAGCAGCTTCCTGTACTATCATATGATGAGTAATAGCAAGCATTGCCCAAGAAGAGTAAGCACCCATAGGTTGTCCAACTGAGTAACGTATGTTACCAATATCAGATTTCCAATCTCTATCAGCCAATACTTTTCCAACGTAGAATGCCCAAGGGCATCCCAACGATTGTAAAAGATCAACTTGTAGTTTCAAGGGTAATCTATCCGTAGCAGCAGTTAAATCGAAAGAGAAAGTAGGTAATCCATAAAGTCTAACTTTATCAATAAGTTTATTTATGGGTGCGATTTGATTATGAGTACCATCCTCTTCTATTCTTTTAAATAAATCGAATAGGGTTGAATGGGTTGGTTTTAAAGCCAACTGGGACCATTGGTCCACTATACCTATAATCCGCATTTTACCACCTCCTTCTTCGAATGTAGATAGTCTCCCAATACAGGGGACAAATCCACAAACTATGCATAATGGGTAACCGATTAATCCAACAAGAACCAAGAAGATAAACCATATCATTAAATGATACATACTCTGTTTTCACATGAGCATTATCAAATAATATGCTTCTTTGGGCTTAGTAGTAAATGCAAATGCATCTAATACCATCCCGTAAGTAGCAAATGGTGAATTCGGTCCAGAGGTTTGGGATATAAACCATTTTGTTCCAGTTCTTTTCCATTTTACTTTAGGCAAGTATGAACTACGAAATTTAATCGTTTCGATCGTTCCTGTGAAAGCATCGGTTATTGTCCCAAATTTGGGTTTTAATCCTTTTACCTTCATAGCTCGCCATAATTGTAAAGCAGAAAGAACACCTCTTATGATTAATATAGGTATTCTAGTATCTTGTCCACTTCTTAGAAGTTGGATTTGATAACGTAGTTTCCCAGGTATTATCATAGGTAAACCAGAACGACTTCGTTTTACAGGTATTCGGGAAACCTCATACTCCTGTTTAGCCAGCCAACGTATTAAGATTCGAGTACACTCTTTTAAATAATTGATAGTACAAATTGTACCACTCTTATTCATGAGTTTAAGTACTCTTTCACCTAATACGATAAATTCGTGCATAAATTCTTGCAATTGCAAAGCGTAGACTAGTAGGATTATAACTGATTTAATCATTGATTTCTTCAGAAATATTCTTACTGGTAAATTAGATTGCACTTGAACAAAATTATATTTATTTTTGTTAATATTATTGTTAGCATTAATTTATATATTTGTTTAATACAATTTAATTTGTACTATATCGTCCTTTATAGGCGTATTTTACAACTACCTCATTTTAAACTGTACGGGGGGCTAGCCCGCCTCGGAGTGGTCGCGCAATCTGGCTAACAACCTGATGTGTAAGAGCGTTTCTATAAAGGTCTAAATAGTACCCTTTAACTCGTTAAAGGTACTCGCGGACCACTTCCACAGTTGTTTCTGTGAAAGCTGACTCAGATCTATTACTTAGTAATATGAAAGAGTAGGTTTGGGGGCTGCCGCGGCAGCTCACTTGGCGCATCAATGATGTATAAAGTTCATTAACACGGGGTTCCAAGTTCAAGGAGGG